ACTGACCACCTTGGTAAGAGTGAGCTCATTGAATTAGCCAAGGGTAAGTACCAACTCAACAACACCACTAAGAGGGTGTACAAACAAGCCATGCGTGAGTTATATATGAACAGAGCTAAGAGACAATGGCAGAAACAAGGGTAGTAAATTTAGAGGTCAAGGACAACACTAAGAGCCTTAAGGCACAGCTCAAGGAGGCACAGATGGAAGTGCAAGCCTTGGCTGATAAGTATGGTGCAACATCCGTACAAGCTAAGGAGGCAGCCAAGAGAGCAGCAGACCTCAAGGATAGGATTGGTGATGCTAAGGCCTTGACTGATGCCTACAACCCCGATGCTAAGTTCAAGGCTTTCGGTGCTGCACTAACAGGTGTGGCAGGTGGGTTCTCTGCTGTTACCGGAGCCATGGGATTGCTCGGCACTGAGAGTGAAGATGTACAAAGAGCAATGCTCAAGGTACAGAGTGCTATGGCCATTACATCAGGACTCAACGCACTTGGTGAGGCAAGAGATAGCTTTAAGAATGTAGGTGCACAGGTCAAGGATTTAGCTGTTAAGTTAGGTATTCTCAAGGTAGTTAAGGATACAGATACAGCATCTACCACAGCCAATGCTGCAGCTCAAGGTGCTAATGTTGCAGCTACGGAGGCACAGGTAGCAGCGAATGGTCAAGCGGCAGCAAGCTACAAGGCCGTAGGTGTAAGCGGTAAGACTGCTTTCAATGGTATCAAGGGTGCAATGGCTGCCACAGGTATTGGTGCCTTGGTGGTTGCACTCGGTTTGATTGTTGCCTATTGGGATGATATTAAGGCCGCTGTTAGTGGTGTATCTAAGGAACAGAATAATCTGGTTGAACAGGATAAGAAAAGGGCTGAATTAGCTGAGAAGAGCGTGCAGTCATTTGACCTGGAAGCTAAGGCTTTGAAGTTAGCAGGAAAGAGTGAGAAAGAGATTAACCTGCTAAGGCTTGACAGGTTGAAAAAGGCAGTACTTGCACAGGAGCAGTACATTGCTGATATGGAGGTACGTAAGAAAATGGAGATAGAGGGTGAGAAGAGAAACCTCGGTATCCTTAAGAATGTTGCCCGTGTTGGTTTGGAGTTAGGTACCTCGACTCTAAGACTATTGGCATTGCCGATTGATACAGCTACCACAGCAGTTAACTCACTCAGTGAGGCCCTTGGGTTTGGTAAGGTTACTACCTTCAACATCAACAAAGAAATATCTAAGTTCAATGAGTATGCATCCGAGGGACTTGCTAAACTTATCTTTAACCCTGAGAGTGTAAAAGCGGAAGGGGATAAGACTATTGATGAGGCCAAGGCTAAGTTAGACCAATTTAGGGGGCAGGTATTGGATGCTGAGATAGCTCTCCAGGAGATAGATAAAAATGCAGCAGAAACCCGTAAGAAAAATGCAGAGAGTGAAGCAGATGCATTGCTCAAGCAACAAGAAGAGGAGGCAGCTGCCAAGCGTAAACTAAGGGAGGAGGAGCTCAAGCTAATTAAAGATGATCAACAGAGGGAGATTGAGCAGAACAAGTTTAAGTATGACATCCTCATTGAGGACCTCAAGAAAAATAAGAAAGAGCTCAACGATACTGACCGTGCACTCATTGCTACCTATGAGGCACAACGGTTGAAAGATGAGGAGGCTATCAATGCCAAGTATCAAAAAATACGGGATGACCATGATGCCAAGGTATTGGCTGATATGAAGGCTGCCGATGCTGCTGAATTAGCTGCATTCTTTGAGGGTGAGAATATCAAGATTGCTGCAATGCAGGCAGGCTTCGACAAACAGAAAGCCATCCGTGAATTGGCATACAAGCAAGAGGTAGCAGATTTAGCCGCTAAACTTGATGAGGGTAAGATAACACAGGAGCAGTATGACATGGCCAGTGTGACTGCCACCAAGAAACTCAATGCAGATATACAGGCTCTAAGACTTGAGGACCTCAACGCTGAGAAGGCTAAGATGGAGCAGAAGCAAGCACTCCAACAGCAAGGTATGGATGTAGCTCTGCAGGGTGTTGATTTACTCAAGCAAGTATTTGGTAAGTCCAAGGCAGTGCAGAAGGGTGCAGTATTGGTGGAGTCTGCTGTTGGTATTGCTAAGATGATACAGGCTAACAACATTGCGAACATCGGTGCATTGGCTACTCCTCAAGCCATTGCAACCAGTGGTGCAGCTGCAGCTCCGGTGATTGCACTGAACAACATTAGTACAGGTATTGGTATTGCTGCTAACATTGCAGCTACAGCCAAGGCATTGAAGGAGATAGGTGCAGGAGGTTCAGTGAATGCTCCATCTTCAACAGGTGGCAGTGGTGGTTCTGCAGGTGGTGGTGGTGGTGGAGCTATGCAAGCACCTAACTTCAACGTGGTAGGTAACAATGGTATCAACCAACTTGCACAGCTACAACAACAGCCCGTCAAGGCATACGTGGTAGGTGCAGAGGTAACTACTCAACAGGCATTAGATAGAAATAGAATAAGTACAGGACAGCTATGAAAATAATCGAATTAGTATTGGATGAGAATGACCAGGATACAGGGGTGTATGCTGTTAGTGTGGTAGAGGACCCTGCCATTGAGGAAAACTTTGTCAAGTTGAGCAAGCAAAAGATGGAGCTTGCAACCGTGGATGGTGAGAAAAGGATCCTCATGGGTCCTGCCTTGATACCTAACAAGCAGATATACCGGAAGAATGATAAGCACGGTGAGTTCTATATCTACTTCAGTGAGGAGACAGTACGCAAAGCAAGTGAAATGTTCTTCAAGAATGGCAAGCAGAACAATGCTACCTATGAGCATGAGAAGGAAATTGATGGCATGACCGTGGTTGAGTCCTGGTTGATTGAGGACCCTGCCAAGGATAAGAGTGCTATCTATGGGTTTGACCTTCCTAAAGGTACGTGGATGATAAGCATGAAGGTAAACAATGACAGCGTATGGAATAAGGTCAAGGATGGTGAGGTAAAAGGTTTCAGCATCGAGGGATACTTCGCTGATAAGTTAGACCTTGCATCCATGAGAACAATGGAGGAGGAAAGAGAGTACCTGATTGAGCAGATTAAGAACGTGCTACGTGGTAAGGAGTTAGCAGATGAGAGCTACAATGACTACCCTTCGGTAGTTAGAAGGAATGCACAGAGAGGTATTGCACTGAATGAAAGGAATGGCAACAAGTGTGCTACTCAAGTGGGTAAGATACGAGCTCAGCAGTTAGCCAATGGTGAGAAGGTGAGCATTGAAACCATTAAGAGAATGTACAGCTACCTGTCAAGAGCTGAGGTGTACTACAACCAAGGGGATAGCAATGATTGCGGATATATCAGCTACCTACTATGGGGAGGTAAGGCAGGATTGATGTGGGCCAAGTCTAAACTCAATGAAATAGACAATGAGCAAGGCTAAGGGCAACACAGGTATCTCCTTTGTGAGGAAACCAAAGAGAAAAAGACCAGGTATCCACTCCAAGTGCCGAGCATCACGGAGCAAGGGTGCCAAGAATTATGTTAAACTTTACAAAGGACAAGGCAAATGAGTAAGCAAAAAGAACAAACTAAGAGCTCACCACAAGGTGGTAAGCGTGGATGCCTCTGCAAGGATGGAAAATACAGGTCAAAGTGCTGTGATGGTACACTACAAGCACAAGGTATTGGTAATATCGGAGGCAAAGTACAGCCTTGATTTACAATAAATTGCCTACATAAAGGTGTACAATGTTAATTAACTTGAGTTATTAAAGAAAAATCATGAAAGAAAACACAATTTTAACCAGGATTGCTGCCCTCCTTGGCATGAACAAGGTAGAGTTAGCTACAATGAAGCTCATGGATGGGGTTACTATCCTTGAGGCTGATGCATTTGAGGCCGGTATGGAGGTCTTTATCGTTACTGAGGATGAGCAACGTGTTGCTCTACCTGTTGGTGAGTACCAAATGGAGGATGGGAGAATGTTAGTGGTAGCTCAAGAGGGCATCATTGCAGAGATTAAAGAGATGGAGGAGGAAGCTCCCGAGGTAGAAGAGGCTCCTGAGGCTGAGGCTCCAATGGTAGAGGAGGAAATGGCTGATGAGGCTATCCCTGTAGCTCCTAAAAAAGTAATTAAGTCTACAATTGAAGAGATGTTGTTCTCTAAGATTGAAGAATTGAAAGCTGAGAATGAGGCACTGAAGGCACAACTATCCGAGCAGCCTGTAATGGAAGAGGCTCCTGTAGTTGATGAGCCTGCTGCTAAGCCCATTGCTCACAACCCTGAGAAACCGCAAGCACAACCACAATTTACTTGGGGTCAAAGTGCAGGTGTATCAACATTTGATCGTATAATTTCTAAACTAAACAAATAACAAAAAATGGCTACTTCGATTACTACCACTTATGCTGGTGAGTTTGCAGGCAAGTATGTTGCTGC